TATACTCACTTCATGTATAAGTACAGAGGCATAGCAGAGTGGCACAAGAAGCTGGCTACTGAGGCTTTGTCTGAGAGAAAGATTACAACACCTTCGGGTAGGCAGTTTGCCTTTCCTGATGTGTCAAGAAGGCGTGATGGTACTGTTACAAACTTTACCATGATTAAGAACTATCCAGTTCAGTCATTTGCTACGGCAGATATAGTGCCAGTTGCACTGCTGATGATGGAAGAAACCATGAAAGAAAGAGGGCTAGTATCTTGCATAGTTAATACAGTACATGATAGTATGGTGATAGATGTACACCCTGACGAGCAAGCAGCAATGATTGCTGTTGTAGTGGAAGTAGAGAGTAAGTTAGTAAGCACAGTAAATACGCTGTGGGATATTGATTTTAACTTACCTCTAACACTAGAAGCTAAGATGGGAAACAATTGGTTAGATCAAGTAGATTGCTAAATAGCAAAGAGGAATATAGTATGAGTGAAGTAGCTTTAAACCAAGTAAGTCAAGAAGAGTTAATGCGCCTAACAGGTATGGCTAACGAGTTAGGGGGTGGTGGTTCTAAGAACAAGCTACCTCGTCTACGTTTGTGGCATACCCCATTGATGGGTGTCGTTGAGGTTGCTGGCAAGAAGAAAAAGATGGAGGTAGTAGAGGCAGGGCAGTATCGCTTAGAGCAGGAGAACGGAACCTTTGCGTATGCACCAGAGGCTAACGTCCGATTCTACATGCAGTCGTTTATGTACAAGCGTTACATCAGTGACCCTTCCAACAGTCGTTATGTTAAGACTCTAATGCATGATGATCTTAACTCTGATCTTAAAGATACAGATGGTGGGTTTAACTGTGGTAAGCCAGCAGGTTTCATTGAAGATTGGAACTCTGTACCTACAGAGATGAAGGATCTTATTAAGTCTGTTAAGCGTGTGCGTGTACTGTTTGGAGAGGTCAACATGATCAATCCTGTGGACGAGAAGGGAGAGTCTATTGAAGTACCATCTACCCCATTCATTTGGGAAGTAGATAATCGTGAGGCATTCAAGACCTTTGGAGATTCATTCAAAGAGATTGCCAAGCGAGGTCGTTCCTTCATTCAGTTCGGTATTAACGTCAGTACCATAGAGCGTGAGATGAACAATGGTCAGTCCTACTTTGTACCCAAGGTAGATGTTGACTTCTCTTCTGACCTAGCTATCAATGACCATGTACTAACCATGCACCGCAACAGTTCGGAATGGATCACGCAGTACAATGACTACATCAACTCAGAGTTCACTGCCAAAGCGGTAGAGACTTTGAACAGCGCAGATGAAAGTCTAGTTAATGAGTTTATAGATGTGGAGTAAGCATGAACATACACGAATTAATGGTACAAAAATATCTTAATAGTGTAGTGGCAGGGAAGGGTGGCATGAGCCGCCCTGTCCTTGACTTCATGGTTAACGATGTTAAATTAGCCCTAGAAAAGCAACTCGTAGACTCACGTAATCCAGACTTTAGGTTACGCATGTCAAACATAGGTCGTTCTTATTGCCAGCTTTGGTTTGATAAGAACCAGCCAACAGATGCTCTACCATTTCCCAACAGCTTCTTAATTAACATGATCCTCGGTGATCTTGTGGAAGCGATCATGAAAGGTATCCTCACTGAGGCTGGTGTAATATGGCAGGATGGTGAACACTTAAAGTTAAACTTAGGTAAGCATGTTATCAATGGTACGCCTGACCTTATCATTGATGGTGCTGTGTGGGATATTAAATCCTGTAGTCCTTGGGCATATACTAACAAGTGGATAGACTTTGCTACTGTTAAGGAGCATGATTCCTTTGGTTATGTAGGGCAGCTAGTAGGGTACAGTAAGGCGTTAGACTTAGACGCAGGTGGTTGGATAGTTATCAACAAAGCAAATGGTCAGTTCAAGTTTATAACTGCTGACGGCATTGATATGCAAGCTGAGTTAGATAAGCTAGAGGCTAAGGCTGATCGCATAGTAAACGGAGACTACTTTGAAAGATGTTATGAGCCTGTCAAAGAAACATTCCGTAAGGCAGAGACAGGTAACCTAAAGCTAGGCATTGAGTGTGGCTTCTGTCAGCACAAGTACAAGTGTTGGGATACCTTAGTAGAACGTCCATCCATACCATCTAAGGCTAAGGTTCCTGCAATGGTTAACTACATCCACATAGTAGAGGAAGCAGCATGATTGATATGACGGAGAATGACTTCGGAGTAATACTACGGCCTGTTCTTGTTGATGGGAAAGAGTGGGTGGGGGATATTCAAGTATCTGTGTTCAGTAATCAAATGCCTAAAGTAGATGATGAAACTCATGCACAGCTAATGTTCTTAGCCTATAAGATGTCAGCAATGGTTCAGTTCTGTCAGGACAATGACGAATTTGATGAAGCACTGGATGACTACACTATGGATATGGTTGAAGAGTTAGGTTTAGGTGATTCAGATCCTGTTGACTCTAAGCAAACTAAAATAGTAGGAAGGGAGGGCAATGTAATAACACTGGACTTCAATACTAAATGTGAGGGGGAATGTTAATATGGAAGTTTTTAACACACCTACGTTAGATGTGGATAGCCTTGATGATTTTCTGGAGGATATAGTTAATCATCCCAACCATTACAAATCAGAGGGGGAGGGTGATATAGAATGCATTGATGCTATAGAGTCAGCATTAAGTGCAGAAGAGTTTCAAGGGTTCTGTAAGGGCAATGCAATCAAGTATACATGGAGGGCAAATAGGAAACAGGATGCACGTACTAACCTAGAGAAGTGCCGTTGGTATATTAATAAGCTACTGGACAATCTAGCATGAGATACCCTGTTAAGAAAGCAAAGAAGCCCAAGCACCGCAAGGTAACGCCTAGTATCTTAGGTAAAACCTGCGGCCTTGATTGTAAGGTTACGCCACCAGAGCCTTATCAATCATGGACTGAGTACCTCGCAATGAATCGTGACCAGCCTAAGCCCTACCGATCATGGTTAGAGTTTAGGCTATTTGCTGATGGGCCTATGAAGGACGTAGACTATGAGCCAATCAAGGTAGCATACGAGGTAGTAGAGAATAGAAAGTACACACCTGATGGGGTGATGGGTAACGTCTGGTTTGAAGTTAAGGGTAGGTTTAGAACACGGCATGAGATGGATAAGTACATCCATGTGCGGAGGTCTAACCCCCTTGCAGTTATCGTATTTGTACTACACTCAGAGAAGGTAGCACTACCTGGCGCACAGAAGCGTAAGGATGGGACACGTAGATGTATGGAGGATTGGCTTGACGAGAATAAGTTTGCCTACACATATGAGAGTAAGATGCATCACTTCATGAAACATTTCAATGAGGTAGCCGTTTAGTGGAATACATAATGGTAGTAGTGATGGGTGCGTTATTTATTTATACTATGATTTGGGGATAAAGTTCTTGACATTTGTACTATTATCAGTATAACTGTACGACCCTATAATTTAACAGGACATCAAATGGAAACATCAAACAAGATACTTAGCGACATAACAGTCTTCTCTAAGTATGCAAAGTATATCCCCTCAATGCAAAGGCGTGAGACATGGGAAGAGTTAGTAACCCGTAACAAAGACATGCACAAGCGTAAGTACCCACACATGGTGGATGATATTGAATCTGCTTATAAGTTTGTGTATGAGAAGAAAGCCCTACCTTCTATGCGTTCACTACAGTTCGGTGGCGCACCTATAGAGTTAGCACCCAACCGAATCTTTAACTGTGCTTACCTGCCAGTGAGTGAGGTAGAAGCCTTCAGTGAGACTATGTTCTTACTACTAGGTGGCACAGGCGTAGGCTACTCAGTACAGCGTCACCATGTTACTCAGCTACCAGAAGTACGTGGCCCTAAGAAACGTAAGCGTAGGTTCCTAGTGTCTGACAACATTGAAGGTTGGGCAGATGCAGTGAAGGTACTGATGGAGTCTTACTTTCATGGACAGATGCAGGTAGACTTTGACTATCGTGACATACGCCCCAAGGGTGCTATGTTGATTACCTCTGGTGGTAAGGCACCTGGCCCTCAACCATTGAAGGATTGCATTCATCAACTGACTAAGGTGCTAGACAATGCACTAGGCCGTAACCTGACTACAATAGAAGTGCATGATCTTATGTGCTACATTGCAGATGCTGTACTGGCTGGTGGTATTCGTAGGGCAGCATTGATCTCCCTGTTCAGCATGGATGATCTGGAGATGATGGCATGTAAGGCAGGTGAGTGGTACATAGACAACCCTCAGCGTGGTCGTGCTAACAACAGTGCTGTTATCCTACGGCATCGTGCTACCAAGGATGATTTCCTCAAGCTGTGGGAGCGTGTTGAAGCCAGTGGATCTGGAGAGCCTGGGGTCTACTTCAGTAATGATAAAGATTGGGGGACAAATCCATGTTGCGAAATCGGGTTACGCCCATATCAATTCTGCAATTTAGTTGAGTTAAACGTAAGTGACATAACCTCACAGGAGGACTTGAATGAAAGATCCAAAGCGGCTGCTCTTATCGGTACGCTCCAAGCTGGCTACACTGACTTCCACTATCTCCGTGATGTATGGAAAGAAGCCACAGAGCGTGACGCACTTATTGGAGTCGGTCAAACTGGAATTGGCTCT